TGGACTGCAGATCAACGAAGGTGTTGAATCCGAGCGCGTCTTTGAATTCACACTGACCTGTATGGAGGGCGGAGAAAAAGCCTTTTCTATTCAGGTCGGAGCTGAGTCTATCACCCGGCAAAGCTGGCTGAATACACTGGTTACAATTGCCACCCGCTATGTTGCGATGGTCAAATCCGAGATCAACAGTGTCGCCTATGCCATCCGTGCCATAACCAGCACCACGGGCGGATTCAGGGAACTGGCACAAAGTACGCTGGATGCTGTGAGTAACCTACAGGGTGCCGTTGAATCAGCCTTTGGCAACCAGAAATACAGCCGCTATAACACCGGAGCCATTGGCGGGAGTGTATCGGGAGTGGTCGGAGCGTCCCGCAATGAACCCGATGTTGCAGATCCTGCGGCAGTTGTTGCAGAAAAAACCGCTACGTCCGTAATGGACAAAAACACGGTGGCGCAGACAATAGAGGATGCGGGGGACTACACCGGTCTGGAAGAAATCCCCGAATCCATCCAGAACATCATCAAGGAAATGGCTGAAGCCACAGGCAGTGCCAAAGACAAGATCGATGCCTTTGAGACACTTTCACAATACACCAACAGTGCTTATCAGAAAAGCCAGTTAGACCAGATACTGGTTAATCTCACTGTAGGTATGATGGTCTGGATGTCAGCCAGTACCATGACGTATGTGGCTTTGCAATATACGCCTTTTAGCCTGGAAGAAGCTCAGAAGATTCTGGAACGGGTTTGCAAGGCTTTGGATCGGGCCCTGTTGCTCTGTGCGGATCTGGGTGAGGATGAGTGCTACCAGCTGCTGCTCGAGCAGCGCAGGCAGTTTGTACTGGCTTATACCCAGAAATATGCCTCTCTCTCCAATCTGATGCAGGTGAGCCTGAATGCTCCATTACCGGCATTATTGCTGGCCAACCGCCTGTATCAGGCTGCAACCCGTAGCAGTGAACTCATTCAGGCAGCCAATCCGAAACATCCGGCGTTTATGCCGGTTCAATTTCAGGCACGAAAAGACTAATCTAAAAAATATCTATTGAGCCAGCAACAGACTGGTCACAGCAGCCACCTCCGGGTGGCTTTTTTATTAATAAAACATAGGAAAACAACCAATGAACAACATCATTAAATTCAAGTTTGAAAACGATTCCATCAGTTTTGACCGTAACGGATGGATTAATGCGACCGAGGCTGCAGCCAGGTTTGGCAAACGACCATCCAAGTGGCTGGAACTGCCAAGTACAAAGAGTTATATGGAAGCATTGGCCAGGGTCTTGTGCTCTCAGGGTGAAGTCCGAAAATCGGACATCAAACTTGTTAAGGCTTCAAAAGTAAGAGGAGCTGCCGGTACATGGTTGCATCCCAAGTTAGCAGTTGTGTTTGCCCGCTGGCTATCAGATGATTTTGCTATTCAATGTGACCTTTATATCGACGCCATTCTGTTTGGTGACATGACAGCTTATGACCAGTACCGCAATGCCTGTGACCGCTTGGAAGCTGCGCAGAAAGAAGCCAGCAAGTGCGGTAAGGGTCTGGCTAAGTTCCGGTGGCAAAAACCCGAACTGGTGCATTCTGTGGGTTACTGGCACCAGCAATTAGAGCTTCCACTCCTTAAAACAGTTTAATTTGTTCATATTTCCTATGTGGACACTTCCCCCGCTTTTAGCGGGTTTTTTATTTTAAAACTCGATGGATACACTGACCCTCAAAATCGCTGGTAAAGAGCTCTCCGGCTGGGAATCTGTGCGCGTCACGCGTGGCATTGAGCGCATGCCCTCAGACTTTGAGCTGTCGCTGACGGATTACTTCCCGGCTGATGGCCCTCAGATCGTCAACCCGGGTGACCCGTGCGAGGTGTATCTGGGGGAGGATAAGGTCATCACCGGTTATGTGGACCGTTGGAATGCCTCCATTGGTTCCAGTGAGCATGCCATACAGGTCACTGGGCGCGGCAAGTGCCAGGACCTGGTGGACTGTTCTGCTGATTATGAAAAGAACGTCATCAACGGTGTGACTGCTTTAACACTCTCCCAAAAACTGGCATCAGTCTATGGCATCAATGTCACCACCGATGTGAACGATTATCAGACCGTACCTCAGTTCACCATCAACTGGGGCGAATCCGCTCAGGAAGTGATTGAACGCGTATGCCGCTGGGCCGGGGTGCTGTATTACGATTTGCCTGATGGTGGCTTGTTTCTAACCCGTGTCAGCACCAAGACCGCCATGAGTGGTGTGGATCAGGGTGTCAACATCCAGCAGGCGGACTACAGTGCATCAGTGGATCAGCGGTTTTCTGAATACGTAGGTGTTTCTTTGGGCATATCGCCGGCATACAGCCTGACGGCCAATTCATCCTATGACCGGGTGCTGCTGGCCACAGCCAACGATCCCGAAATGGAAAACTTGCGGGGCCGCAAGCACATCACCATTGTTGAGAGTACGCTGATCCAGAAGAACCTCGCACAGACGGCGATCACCTGGGAAATGAACAGGCGTTACGGCCGCTCCAAGGTGCTTAAGGTCAGGGTGGATAGTTGGAGAGACATTGACGGCATTTTGTGGACGCCCAATACGCTGATCCCGATCCATATTCCAGCCTTTGGATTGGAAGACCTGCAGTGGACACTGGCCGAAGTCGAGTTTTTACGCAATGGCAAAGACGGCACCACGGCGCAACTGACGCTGATGCCGCCTGAAGCATTCAGTATCGAGCCCTATGCGTTCTACGCTGACTTGCTGAAAGGGCCGGGCACATGAACATCAAGGAAGTATGGCGCCGGGTCATGATGCTGGCCGGCATGTCGCGGGTAACATCACTGTCTGACCAAGGCAATGTCCAGAAAGTCCAGGTGCAAACACCACTGGATCTGCGTAACGACACTTTACGTTTTGCCGAATTTGGTTTTAGCTCTGGTCTTCCCAATGGGACCGATGTGATAGTGTTATCCCTGGGTGGGGACCGCTCAGCCCAGGTGGCAATAGCCAGCAATCACAACGGATTCAGGCACGAAGGGCTCCAACCTGGGGAAGTGGTGGTTTATAACCAGTGGGGACTGTACGTCAAACTCAAAAAAGACGAAATCGAGATCGAAGCCAAAGGGCAGAAAATCAACATCAACAATGCCAGTGATGTCACGGTACAAGCCAGTGGAACCGCCACGCTTGATGCGCCAGAAACCATACTCACGGGTAATCTGACCGTGGCCGGCACAACGACCACCAAAGGCCTGGTTGCTGGTGGCGGTGGTGGTCAGGCTTCGTTCACCGGTGTAGTGAATCATCAGGGCGAATACAACCTGACAGGGGACTTCACTCATAAGGATGGCAGCATGACCAGTGACGGGCGCAAGATTGATGGCACCCATGTACACCCTGAATCAGAAGGCGGCACCACAGAAAGGCCTGACCCATGACGACCGACATCACCACTTTTTACGATGTGGAGGCTGTGCATTGTGACTGGCATGTTGTTTCCGGTGATCTGGCCAGCGGCAACGACCTGCAGACCGCTATTCTGATCAGCCTGTTCACCGACCGACTGGCCAATGCCGATGATGAATTTGATGGCAACGACCGCCGGGGCTGGTGGGGCGATGGGGAATACCGTATCGGATCACGCTTCTGGTTGCTGCAGCGGCAAAAACTCACCACGGATGTTGCACTTAAGGCAGAGCAATACGCCAAAGAAGCTTTGCAGTGGCTGGTTGATGATGGCGTCGTCAAAACCATTCAGATACAGGCCCGTATCCGCTGGCCAGACAGGCTGTATCTGACGATTGAATACACCCGGCCCGATCAGGGCACCAAAGAATTGTTGAAATACTACTGGATCTGGAACCCAAATGCCGTTTAACCGACCGACTTTGACCGAGCTGCGAGAGCAAAACCAGGGCTACATTGAGACTCAACTGGAGAGCGTAGGCAAACTCCTGCGTTTTTCCAACATGAGGGTGCTTTCCGATGTGATTTCCGGCATGGCGCACCTGCATTATGGCTACCTGGACTACATTGCGCGCCAGGCCGTGCCCATTACCGCTATGGATGAGTACCTTGCCGCCTGGGGCTCTTTGGTACGGGTATATCGCAAGCCAGCAGGGCCTGCTTTGTGCACTCAGGTCAGATTTACCGGATTGGATGGCGCCACAATTGATGCCGGCGCTATCCTCAAGCGCTCTGATGGCTACCAGTACACGCTGGATGCCAAAGTTACCATTGAAAATGGAGAAGCCATCAGCAGCATAACCGCTGTATTACCTGATCCGCAGGACGATACGACCGGAGGAGGAGCCAAGGGCAACGCTGCAGCAGGGACAACGCTGGTGCTGGATACCACCTGGACGGGAATTGACTCCACGGCCGTGATGGAGGTAGCTGCAACGGGTGGCACTGACATTGAAGACGAAGAAAGTTTCAGAAACCGCATTCTGTTTGCCTACCGTAACACCCCGCAGGGTGGCAGCAAAGCGGATTACATCAAATGGGCGCTTGAAGTTCCTGGGGTAACCAGGGCCTGGACGGTGGGCCGGCTGGTGGGCCCGGGTACGGTAGGGGTCTACATCATGACCGATGGCAGCGGCGACGGTTTCCCGACCGGGGAGAATGGTGTGTCGAGTAAAGAGGCTTGGGGTACACAGAAAGCCACCGGCATGCAGGGTGAAGTGGCGGACTATATCTATGACGTACAGCCTGTGACGGCGC